GTGACAGCCCCTCCTGAGGGCGTGGGGTTATAAGAACAGTGATAGACAAGATATCAATATCACTGTTCGATGGGTGGGCGCAAATGCGCCCGGTCAGCCGACGGCCGCGGGCCTGGCTTCTCCTGGGGAGCCTTCGCGGGGATCAGACCCTTCTCGCGAGTCAGGCAGAGCCTCATTTTGTCCTGGCAAGGACTGGGGTTCATCGTCGTCGAATTCGACGCCGTAGCTGGCAGCAACTTCGTACAACTCGTCATCGGTCATCGCTATGACCTGGTGGTGAGTCATTGGGAGGATGTCCGGATCCTCCTCTTCGAAGTCATCCGCTTCGTCGAATGTTTCGGCGTCTTCGGCCTGAGCGGCCTTCGAAACTTCCTCGCGGATGTAGAGCTTCACCATCTCTTGCATGGTCAGCGGTTTTTTGCCGGGATTGCCGGCCACAGGGACGCCCGAGTTTTGCTCGGGGTCCGATTGCCGGGAGAACCGGCCGAGGAGCGATTTAAGCGACATGGGGTGCTACCTAGGTATAGGGGCGCCGCAGCGCCCCGTGGTGAGCCTTACAGGCGGTTTTAGAGGATGCGCGCGTATGGCGTTTTGCCGACCATGCGCCGCGCGACGACGTTGTTGTTGACCTGGATCCAGAGCACGTCGTTGGTTTGGACGTTGTAGATCCGCTTCGTTGGGACGCACTTCACGAAATCTTCGTTGAGTGTCGTCGTGTCGGGCAGCTGCCGAGCCATGTGCCAGTAGTCGAGCAGATTGCGGAATTCGCCAGTCACCAGGGAAGGTGTCGAGCGGTACTCCGCATAGCGGTCGGAATAGCCAAATACGTGGGCATCGGTGTTCGTGCTCTTCGCATAAACCTCGTTGTCGAGCACTTCCTGTTGGCCGATGTACTGCAGTTCCTTCTGAAAGAAATCCTCCTTCGTCTTTTTGAGAAAGGTTCGGTTAATCCCATTTTGGTAGATACCGCGCGGCCGAACAGATATGAAAGAGTGAATGTACCCATGCTCTTCGATGAAGCGGCGCACGCGACCAGAACGAAGGCCCGCGACGCCGTGCCCGTAGAGATCACCAACACCGTACGTTTCCCGGTCGGGATTGTCGGCCTGGGCAGTTTGAAGGACTTCCGAGAAGTTGAGCCGCGTTGAACCGCCGCCGATATATTCCGGGCGTTGGAGTCGTGCGTCGCTTGGAGTGACGCCAAGGTACCGGAGATATTCAGTGTAACGGGAGCCATATTGCGCACGAGCCTCCTGGTAGCGCTGCAGCGCGAATGCGCGGCGGAAGTCATTGATATTCGCCGCGCCCGCCATCGACAGATCGGCATAGGCGCCAGGGTAGCCGGGGTGATCCGGATCTTCGATGACGTAGCCCCAAGTGCCGACCTGGGTAGATTTCCCAGGCGGTTGACTCCGGATCGTGCCCGATCCGTCGCGAGCAGTACCGACTGCGGCCCAGGTCGCAGCGGGGTTGGTGGTCAGACCCATGACAGGCGCCTTATCGCCAATCGGAACGGTGATGTCCGGGCCTTTTTGCGACCAGGGGCGCGCCGTCGTGAAGTAGTCCTTGCCCCACGCGATACTGGGAAGCGTGGGGTCAGTCGACGTGCGCTCACTCTGCAAGTCTTGGTCGCGGTAATACTCGTTCCAGATGAGATTGATGCCGTTCAAGGGGAGCGCGGAGATCGCGCAACCGTTCGCGTTATCGGGAATCCCAAGATAGTCGAACAGGGTGCCTTCAACGGTCCCAGGGACAGTGACGGTCGGCGGAGAGGTGGCATTCATGCCATCAGGGCCGCCGGTAATGAAATCTTCCCAGCCGGACCACAGGAGCCTATGGGGAACGAAGAAGTGGTGGATCCGGACTGTCACCGGATGCATGACAGGTGCTGCCAGAGGCGAGACACGAACCATTGCAGATGATGATAGTTGGAAAGTATCCCCAGGGAGCGCCTCCTGCAGGCCAATTGGGATCAGGTTGCCCATTTCGCAAGTCAACAGGCGGTAGTTGCTGAGAGTGTGCTTGGATCGCTTCACTAACTTGACTCCTAAAGCCGGAAACCGATGCGACCCGAGCTAGCTCGCAGCCGCTTTGAAGAAGAACGCCGACGAGAAGAACGGCGGACACTTTTGCGGCCTGCACGGCCGCGTCTTTTGGAACGACGCATAGTCTCATTTCCTTTTGTGGGTGTTGCGTTGCATGTAGTTTTTGTTCCATGTGGAACGTCGCTTGTTGCGGTTTTTGATGCGCTGCACGTAGTCAAACAATGCTTTCCCTCCAGGTTTGCCGACGAAGTCTTTCAGCAGCGCGTTGACGAACAAAGCCGCCCCGGCAAGCGAATCCGGGTCGGCAATATTGGGGTCTGGTAGCCGCCACTCGCCCCCTTGGGCGGTGCGGACTTTTATGTATGGCGCCCGCGCGCCTCCGGCCTGGTTGGCCGATCTGGGCGCCTCGGGCGCGATGACCTGAGCAGGGACAGTTTTAGCCTTCGCTGGCGCAGGCTTTCGAGCAGCGAGCGCCGGGTGGTATTTGAGCAGGAAGTCCAGGTCGTTTCCTGCACGACCCAGGCCGGTAGCGTTGACGTTGGCCAGTGCCGCCGTAGCCTGGGCTCGATCTGCTTCCGCAGCAGCGTCGTTGCGGTTGATAACCGACCGAGCCACCTCCGCGTCGATCTCGCGAGTCTCAGAAGCGATGCCCGCCTGCTTTTCCGCTTGCTTCGAAGCGGAGGCGGCCATGATGCCGCGCGATATGGCATCGGTCGCGCCTGGTATTCCATAGTCAGAACCTCCTGAGTTCCATTGTGGAGCGTAATTTGCGCTGCTACCCAGCGCAAAGAGGGGGTGGACACCCGCCTGCTTCGCATCAAGTACCGTGCGAAGGATGTTGTTGCGGGTGCGATGTTGGTTTTTCGGGCGGGACATTGCCCCGCCAACGAGTGAGCCGAGGGCCGAAATTCCGGCCGCGGCGACGACTGGTGCGACCATTAGCAGGGTTCTCCGTGAGGTCGGTAGTCGGTGGCTCCGTTCCGGCCACCGTGTTTTGAGTTAATGATGATCGCCCTTCGGCGATCCTTTCTCCGTTCGCATTCGATATCGTGGATCTCTCCAGTTTCTTTATCCACGTTTGAATGCTTCCTGTCGTCAAGCGTTCGCTCCGTTAGGAGACTTCCCTGCGCTGTCACCGCGCGAGACTGACGACTTTGAGATGTTGTGCCCTGCGGGCGTTGACTAGGGGGGAGGGCGGCCTGGAGTTTGACGCCTCGATATAAGGCGGCGAACGGATCGGGCTGACTCGCCCTGATCTTCTCCAGTGTATAGCCGTGGTTTTGCATTAGTTGCCATGCATTGATTTCCAGATTGCGCCGCTCCTGGATGAGTCGTTGGCGCTCGAGCTCGGCGGGGTCCCGCAGCGGGACCGCGAGCATGCTCTGACGGGTTCGACCTGGTCGGTGGTCAGAGACGTTTGCGTGCGTAGATCGACGTCTTTTTCGCAAGTGATTGCTCCCGATTTTTGCGTAGCTCGAGCACTTCGTGTGTCGGGAACTCCCGTTCACGCTCGAGCTTTGGGTAGTGTTGAGCAGCGATGTTGCTGCGGTTTTCATCCAGTCCGAGCGCCCTGCGCATCATACGGACGTGACGATTCGAGAATGGGTAGAGCTTGCCGTATTGGCGAAAGCTACGGGGGACGTCGATTGTTTCTGCCATGTACCGCTGGCCTTTGGCCGAGCGTAGCCAGGCGATCATATCCTGCACAAATGCATCGCCGAGAGCGGGCCGACGCGACATCTGAGCGTACTCGGGATGGCGCTGACCTAATCGGTCGTCGTCTTGCTTCGTCATCTTTTTTGTTGTGTAGCCGGATATGTAAGCCGCCCTGGCGGGCGTCATGTGATCCACTGCGACAAAGCCTAACGGTTGGCCTTCGGGATCAACCCACGCCTTCTCAACGGCCCGCTGCGGGTCCCAGGTTTGGAAGTTAAAAAGCGCAGCGTGGAAGTGTGGCCGTTGTGTGTTGTCGCCGTATTCGCCGACGAAGAAGTAACGGAGCTTCCCTTCGGATCGCTCGAGTCGACGGCGGAACAAATGACCATCGTGCTTGCGCAGCGTGAGCTCGCCGTCTTTGGTTTTGGGCACCACCTGGTCGGCATAAGTCAGGGTGATGAAGTAATTCCGATCGGACGGGGACTCGGCAGCCTCGAGCAGCAGCTTGCCGGTCCAGGTCCGTTTGCGATTGATGCGGCACGACATACATTGGCCGCAGCCGACCTCGTGGGGTAGCCAGTCAAGATGGAGGGGACTGGAGCACAGCAATTGTGACAGCCCCTCCTGAGGGCGTGGGGTTATAAGAACAGTGATAGACAAGATATCAATATCACTGTTCGATGGGTGGGCGCAAATGCGCCCGGTCAGCCGACGGCCGCGGGCCTGGCTTCT